TATTGAACGAACTTGAATTATTCTTGTTCGGAATGGACCCCGCCCCAGTATTGGGCGAAGCAAAAAACGCCTAGAGCAAGATAGTTGGCTCAACTTTGAGTTTTTCTTATCTTGCGAGCTAGGAATGACCGTAGGAGAACTTCGTAATCGAATAACAGACAAAGAATTTATATTCTACGCTGCTTATTTTGAACTGAAGTCCGAAAGGGAAAAACGGCACATTGAGGAATCAAGGTCCCGCATTCGATAGGAAAACTTTGTGGCTATTTCAAATATTGACCTGAGAGTTAATTCACAACAGGCAGTTCGTGGATTACGTCAGGCTCAAGGAGCATCACAACAATTAACAAAATCGGTTGGCGGTTTACGTCAGGCGTTTGGATTTTTGACCGGGGGGTTGTTAATAGCTGGTGGTGTCAGAAATTATTTCAAAGGGTTTAACGAAGCAGAACAGGCAAGAACAGCGGTAAAAACTTTAGGGGTTGATGTAAATGTACTTTCAAATAATCTTTTACATTTAAGCAATAGTCTTGAAGGTGCATATTCTCAGACAGAATTATTAGCCGCTAGTTATGACGTTGCCTCTGCTGGCTTCACAGAAGCAGCGGAAGCGTCACAGGTACTTGAGGCTTCAGCCTTGGGTGCTGTTGGTGGTATGTCAGATTTGGGGACGGTGTCTGACGCGGTAACAAGTGTTTTGAACTCTTATGGTTTGGAAGCGGATAAAGCCACCAAGATAGTAGATGGATTTATACAAACACAAAATGACGGTAAAATTATTGTTGACCAATATGCAAGGCAAATAGGTAGAATCGCACCTACCGCAAAATCAGCTGGTATAAGTATTGATGAATTAAACGCAGCGATAGCAACAATAACCGCGCAAGGTGTCCCGGTAGAACAGACTTTCACAGGATTAAACCAAGCAATCGTATCAATTTTAAAACCTACCGGGGAAGCAGAAAAAATTGCAAAAAAACTAGGAATTGAGTTTAATGCAGCTTCACTAGAGGCAAAAGGTTTTGGAGGAATATTAGAACAGATCGCAGCTAGTGGTGCAACGACAGATCAGTTAGCAAAACTATTTGGAAGTGTCGAAGCTATGAAGGCGGTATTTCCTTTAATTAATGATGATCTTGTCAAATTTAATCAAAATTTAGTAAATCAGGCCGAGGCTTCCGGGGTGGCTTTGAAAGCTACTGAAGAGTTTCAAGGTACGTTGTCGCAACAGTTTTCTAATCTAATAAATCAGATAGGTAACTTGGTACGAGCTTTAGACGAGGTTTTGGGTCCAGCTTTGAAAGATATTTTAGGAACCGTAGGAAATATTGTAAATAAATTTGCAGAGGCAGTTAGCCTTATGAAAGATTTGCAGCTAGGCCCGGCGTATCAGGAGTTAGCGAAAGCTGGTAGTGACATAACTTTGGGAATGGAATCACAGGCCCTAGAAAGACTTACGAAGTCTGCAACAATGGCCTCTGGTGCGATTGGTAGCGCACAAACACCCGCTGATCTTGAAAAAATAAAATCTCTAATCAATAAAATTTCCACACAAGTTAATCGTACTGGTGGTTCTCGGGGGCCTTTTGGCGGTATAAGAAATGTTGATGAAATCAACGCTTTGTTATTTATGTTGCAAGACATGAGGGCGCAAGTTGAAGAAAGAGAAACTCAGATACTGGCAGTAAAAACAGCAAGTAGCGAAGTTACAGACCAAATAACTGAGGGAGAAAAAGAAAGAAAATCAATAATGGACCAAATTTATGCTGCTGGAACTAGGCAGTATGATCAAGTTGCAGAACTTACAAAACTATATTCAGATATGTCGATGACAATAAGAAGTGGTTTAGTTGATGCGATAGAGGGCGCGATTAATGGCACTAGAACCCTTGGCGATGTCGCTAGGAGCGTCTTTAGCCAGATTCAGAGGTCTTTAATTAGTTATGGTGTTAACGCGTTTCTCGGGAGCTTGGGTGGTCCTATTGGAAAATTCTTTAGTTTAAGTGGTGGGCGATCTCTTGGTGGTGGCGTTATGAGAGGTTCTAGTTATATGGTGGGAGAAAGAGGGCCAGAAATCTTTACCCCATCATCGAGTGGCACTATTTCCGCTGGTGGTGCTACAAATGTAGTAGTTAATGTTGATGCCTCCGGTTCATCTGTAGAAGGCGACGAAAACAGGGGTAGGCAACTAGGGCAAGTTCTTTCTGCCGCGATACAAGCAGAACTTGTTAACCAAAAACGCCCCGGAGGTTTACTTGCATAATGGCTACTTTTCCCTCGATCAACCCACAATACGGATTTTCAAAACGAAGCGCTCCGGCAACGCGTACAATACGTTTCGGCGATGGCTATGAACACAGAATTTTATTTGGATTAGCTGCACATCAAAACCCTAAAAGTTATAGTTTGAGGTTTGAGGTATCTGAAACCGAGGCAGATGTTATAGAGGCTTTCTTAGATAGTCGGGCTAATGATTCTGCAAGTTTTACTTTTACTCCACCGGGAGAAGGTTTCACAAAAACTGGCACATATTCACAATCAGGAACAACTGTCACAATAACTATTACAAATCATGGTATTGCTGTAGGAGAAACAGTAACCATAGATTATACAAGCGGGTCGGCAACTGATGGCACTTTTATTGTCGCTTCGGCTGCTGATGCAAACACCTTGACCGTTACCGCTGCATCTAGCGCTACAAATAGTGGTAATGTATCTGTTACCGTATCTGGTGCTGGACAATATGTTTGTGAAAGCTGGTCTAAATCAATACCATATTTAAACAGAGCTACAATTAATGCCACTTTTCGGGAGGTATTTGAACCTTGAGTACAGCCGCGATTGTTAGTGATCTTCAAAATATTAATCCAAGTTCTATTATTGAGCTTTTCACTCTCACAACCACAGCAGCATTACACGGTTCAGCAGCTACTTACAGATTTCATGCTGGCAGTAGTTTAAAATCAAACGGCGAAATAGTCTGGGCCGGCAATACTTACCAAAGATTCCCAATAGAGGCAACTGGTTTTGCCTTTCAAAAAGGCCAACTACCGCGTCCAACACTTACAGTTAGCAACGCGCTTGGTACTATCACTTCAATACTTTTAACGGTTAATCAAACAACAACTGGTAATGACCTGACCGGGGCAACTGTTACCAGAATCAGAACCCTTGCAAAATTTTTGGACGCTGTAAACTTTGAAAGTAATGTAAATCCATACGGAACCCCAGACCCTAACGCAGAGTTTCCCCAAGAAATCTACAGTATTGATAGAAAATCTCAAGAAAATAGAGAAATAGTTTCATTTGAGTTAGCAGCAGTATTCGATTTAGCCGGTGTTAGAAGTCCAAAAAGACAATGCACTAGGGAGGAGTTCCCATCAATCGGTAGATTTAGAATATGATTTGGAAAGAAAAAGCACTTGCACACGCAAAAGAACAGGACCCAAAGGAATCTGTAGGACTTTTATTAAACATCAAAGGCAAAGAAATATATTATCCTTGCAGAAATCTTTCTTTAACTGCTCATCAATGTTTTATTTTAGACCCTGAGGACTATGTAAAGGCTGATGAGGCCGGACAAATTACCGGGATAGTTCATAGCCACCCAACTACCCCCGCGGTAGCTTCAGAGGCAGATAAGCTAAGTTGTGAGAATAGTGGTTTGCCTTGGTATATTGTTAATCCAAAAACAGAAACATGGGGTTTTTATGAACCGAGTGGCTATAAAGCACCTATCATTGGTAGACCTTGGGTATGGGGTGTGACAGATTGCTGGTCACTTGTAAGGGATTGGTATAAAGAAGAAAAAAATATTGAGCTTAGAGATTGGCAAAGACCCACTACACCTGAAGAGTTTCTAGCAAATCCTATGTTTGAAAGTTGCGCTTGGCGTACTGGTTTTAGGGAACTTAGGCCAGATGAAAAACTTGAAAAAGGCGATCTACTTTTTATGTCTATTGGTGCGGTTGGTTTAAATCATGTAGCAATTTTTTTGGGTGATATGATTTTGCATCATTTAGCAGATAGACTAAGCTGTAAAGAACCATACAACGAATGGTTGCTAAAATGTACCGGCAAGAGGCTACGTTATGCGAAAAGTTAAATTATACGGAGAGTTAGCAGAGTTTGTAGGATACAAAGAGTTTGACGTTGAAGTTTCTACAACTGCTCAGGCAGTTTCTTTTTTGATTAATAACTTTCCAGAACTTGAAGCGCACATGAGCAATCGATATTACAAAGTTTTGGTTGATAAAGATGAAGTAGATACAGACACGTTACATTTTCCACTAGGACAATCAGATATAAAATTTGTACCGGTAATAACTGGTGCTGGTGGTAATTTTGGAAAAGTTTTATTAGGAGCCGCATTAATAGGTTTTAGTTTAATGATGCCGGGAGGTGGTTTGTTTGGTAATACAGCCTTTGGAATTTTTGGGGGTCCTGTAGCAAACGCTGGTTTGTATGCAACGATTGGAACCGCTGCAAGTTATTTAGGTGCAGCCCTTGTCCTTGGTGGTGTAAGTGGTATGTTATTTCCAGTACCCAAGCCAAGAGAGTTTACATCAGAACAAGACCCAAGAATATCATTTGGTTTTAGTGGGACGCAGCAAACTAGCAGGGCGGGTACACCGGTTCCTATTGTATATGGGGAGATTGTTACCGGGTCTGTTGTAATTTCTGGGGGCGTTGATACGGAGCAAGTACAAGCATGATGGAAGATAAAAAAATTATTAGAGGTTCTGGGGGAGGTGGTAGCCCACCGCCACCACCACAACCGACAAGAACACCAGATACACTGCACAGTAAGCAGTTTGCTACTTTTTTGGACTTAATTTCTGAGGGAGAGATAGAAGGAAGTGCATCAGCCTCAAAAGAAGGGATAACAGACAAAACCTCAACGGCTTACAAAAACGCATATCTAAAAGACGTTTTTTTAAACGATACGCCAGTACTAAAATCAACTGCCAGTTCAAGTAGTCCCGCTGATAATGATTTTAATTTTCAAAATGTTACTTTTAAATCTCGTTTTGGAACTGCAAACCAAACAAAAATATCTGGTATTGAGAGTAGTTCTTCAGTTACCCCGGTTGGTACAACAGTTACCAAAGACAGCCCAGTAACAAGACAAATTACAAATACAAATGTAGATAGGATAAAAGTTACAATAACCTTTCCACAAATCCAGATAGCTACAGATCAAGGAGATTTATTAGGAGACACGGTAAGTTATAAAATCTCTGTCCAATATAACTCTGGTGGTTTTACAGATGTTACAACGCAAACTGTTACTGGCCGTACTGCTGACGCGTATCAAAGAGATCATTCAGTAGAAATAACAGGTTCTTTCCCGGTGGATATTAGAGTCACAAGGATAACTGACGATAGCACCAGTTCTAGTACAATTAATGCTTTTCAATGGACAAGTTTTGCTGAAATAGTTGATGATGCCAGTACTTACGCTAACTCTGCTTATAATGCAATACGCCTAGATTCTCAGTTATTTTCATCTATACCATCAAGAAAATATAGGATTAGAGGAATTAAGGTCAGGATTCCGGGGGCTGGTGCAAACAGTTCTGGTACTCCAACTGTTGATAATGCCACAGGAAGAATAATTTACCCTGATGGCTATGTTTTTAACGGTGTTATGGGAGCCGCGACATATACAAATTGTCCGGCAATGTGTTTATTAGACCTTTTAACGAATAGCCGTTATGGTTTTGGCGATCATATTGTAGACGCTAGTTTAGATTTATTTTCTTTTGTCACGGCCAGTAAATACGCAAATACGCTTGTCGATGATGGACAAGGAGGACAAGAAGCTAGGTTCTCATGCAACGTAAATATCCAATCCTCTAACGAGGCATACGATCTTATTAATGAGTTGTCTGGTGTAATGCGGTGTATGCCAATATGGTCTGCCGGTACGATTACAATAACTCAAGACTCTCCAAAAGATGCCAGTTATTTATTCAATTTAAGCAATATTTCCTCTGATGGTTTTAGCTACTCCGGGAGCAGTTTGAAACAAAGACATAGTGTAGTTGCGGTATCTTATTTCAATATGGATAGTCAAGAGATTGATTACGAAGTTGTAGAAGATAGTACCGCCATAACAAAACTAGGTACGATAACAAAACAGGTAAAAGGATTTGCCTGTACTTCTCGAGGTCAGGCGGCTAGGCTTGGACGAGCTATTCTATTTGCTGAACAAAATGAATCTGAAATTGTAAGTTTTTCTACTTCCGTTGATAGCGGAATTATTGTCCGACCCGGTAGCATAATTGACATAAACGACCCATTAAGAGCCGGTGTAAGGCGCGGAGGTAGGTTAGCTGGGGTAACTTCTACAACTGTGGTAACTGTTGACGATACAAGCGCAACTGATTTGCCACTAGACAATAATCCAACTTTAAGCCTTGTTCTACCAGATGGAAAAGTAGAAACCAAAAACATAAGCGAAATATCAGGCGGTCAGATTACAGTTTCAGAGGCTTTTTCACAGACACCAAACGTAAATACAATCTGGTTAGTAGAAAACACCACAGTACAAGCACAAAAATTCAGAGTCATAACGATAGAAGAACAAGACGGTATTAACTATTCAATAACTGCGCTTTCTTATGTCGAAGGTAAATACGCTTTTATTGAAGATGGCACACAACTACCGACTAGAAATGTATCGGTCCTAAATGAGTTGTCCCCACCACCCTCTAACCTCAGCGCAGTAGAAAAAATTGTACCAATTAACAATCAAGCCGTTTCAAAATTAGTTATATCTTGGCAACCGATTGTAGGGGTTTTGGAATATCAAGTTAACTATAGATTTGCAAATGGTAATTTTGTTTCACAAAAAGTTTCTAAACCTGATTTTGAAATAATGAATAGTCAGTTGGGTACTTACGAAATACAAGTTTTCAGCTACAACGTACAAGGCCGCCTTTCTGCAACCTCAAATAATTTAACTTTTGAAGCTATTGGTAAAACTGCTCTACCGCAAGATGTAACAGGTTTACTTGTTGAGCCAGTTTCAGATCAGTTTATTAGACTACGTTTCGACAAAGCAACAGATATTGACGTAACCCACGGTGGAAACGTGGTCGTGAGGCATAGTAATTTAACTGATGGTTCCGGCACTTTCACAAACTCAACAGATATTATTCCAGCGTTGCCCGGTAGTGTTGCAGAAACTTTAGTACCGGCGATAGATGGAGAATATATCCTTAAGTTCCGCGACGATGGGGGACGCTTAAGTGATGGAGAAACATCAGTAGTAGTTACAACGCCTGACCCGCAGCCAAAGTTAACAGTTTTTTCTGACAGAGAAGATACAGACAGCCCTCCTTTTGCTGGTACGAAGGTTGACTGTTTTTTTAGTGATGAGGTAAATGGTTTAGTCCTTGGTTCCCTTGTGACTTTAGATGATGCTGCTGACTTTGACGCAATCGCTGATTTTGACTTTGTTGGGGCTGTAGATATTACCGGTGGTCATTATGATTTTGCAAACAAAATAGATTTAGGAAGTAAACAACCACTTAGATTAAAACGTCATTTAGTCACACAGGGTTTCTATCCAAATGATTTGTTTGATAAAAGATCAGCAAATATTGATACTTGGAGAGATTTTGATGGAGCCACCGCATTCGATGTTAACGCCAAACTCCTAGTAGCAACTACAGATTCCGACCCAAACGCTACATCTTCAGCTACTTACTCACAATCTAGTACAACAATAACAATTACAAAAAATTCCCATGGATTTGCAATCGGTAGTTTTATTGAAATCACATTCACAAGTGGTAATGGTGTTAATGGAAATTACGAGATAATTACAAAAACCGCAAATACTTTTACAGTGACGGCTGCATCAGGTCAATCAACTAGCGGTAACTGCACTTTGAGTTCTGAATTTACACCCTACAATACTTTTGCAAATGGAACTTTTATTGCAAGAGGTTTTAAATTTAGGTGTCAACTAGACTCTAACGACCCAGCACAATCAATAGAGGTAGATCAATTAGGTTATCTAGCAGAGTTAGAAAGAAGAACAGAAACAGTAAATACCGCAATCGCTTCTACAACTTCAACAAAGTCCGTAACATTTACAAATCCATTCTTCACCGGGGCAAGTGGTACAACTGTTTCTGCTGGTTCTGCTTTGCCTACTATAGGAGTTACGATAGAAAATATGTCTGCCGGGGACGAGTTTTTCTTATCAAACATTTCTGGTACAGGTTTTGATATAGATATAAAAAATGGTGGAACTAATGTAAATAGAAATTTCAAATATACTGCAATCGGTTTTGGTCGTGGTAGTTAATTACAAAGTAAGATATACTAAAAAAAAATTGTTTAAAAGATGTCACAAGTTTCAACAGGTGGAAATTATGATGTAGCCAACTCTACAGGAGCGAATGTAAGAGCAGATATAAACGAAATTTTTGACGCAATATTAACAATGAATAGCGGGAGTAGTGCGCCCAGTTATGCAAAAGCCTACACATTATTCGCAGATACAAACGCTGGGATAATGAAAATGAGAAACGCTGCTAATGATGGATTTATAAATTTATTTACTTTAGCTGGTGGTGTTGATGTAGATGCTGCAAGTAATTTTAATGAAGATGTTACTTTTACAGGAGCAAGTGCAAATATACTTTTTGATAAATCTGCTAATCGTTTTTTATTTGCTGATAATACAAAGGCAATTTTTGGAACAGGGACAGATTTAGAAATATATCATGACGGCTCAAATTCTTATGTAAATAATACTGGTACTGGAGTATTGATACTACAAGGAAATGGAAGCAGTGATGTAAGTGTCAGGGCTGTAAGTGGTGAATCAGGTTTAGTTGTTAAACCAAACGCAGCAGTAGAAGCATATTACGACAATACAAAGCGTATTGAAACTTTAAGTACAGGAGCAAAAGTAACAGGTAGGTTAGGTATTGATAAAACACCAACTACATTACTTAATGCACAATTAAGTGTATTTGCTGCAACAGGTGATGATGATGCTTCTGATTGGGGTGCTGATGGTATTTTCCAACTTGACCATTCTGGTACTTCTGCTGCAAATAATGAAATCTTGATGATAGGTGCTGTATCTGGTGGGGTTGGACAGATTGCATCTGGTTTTGGTTTTGGTAGAGAAAGTACAAGTAATTGGGGTACTTATATAAGTTTTAAAACTCATAGTACAAGTACATCAAATATTGACGAATTAAAAGAACGTTGGAAAATTACATCTGCTGGTCACTTTGAAAATAATAGTGATTCTATAAGAATAAAGCTAGGTGCTTCTGATGACCTCCAAATCTATCATGACGGAAGCAACTCGCACCTCGAAGAAGTAGGCACAGGAGCCTTATTAATAAAAGGCGACACTGTTAATTTAGGTTCAACAAATGGAGAGTTTTACTTTAGAGGCTTTGAAAACGGAGAAAGTGTTTTAAGATTTGACAATAGTACAAAGGTGCAGACTCATTCGGGAGGAGTAAATTTACTTGGTAGTGGAACTGATGCTATCCAAATGACAGGTGATGTTTGGTTTAACAATAACGAACACGCTGGCGCTGATATTTATTTTAATAGTGGTGATAAGCATTTAATATATGAAGATAACGTAAAAGCTAAATTTGGTGGTGGCGGGGATTTACAAATATATCACGATGGAGGAGACAATCATATTGATTCAATTAGTAGTTCTCATAAATTAAAAATACAAGCCGAAGCAAATTTAGAACTTAGAAGGGCTGGTGCTAACGAAGCAATGGCTATATTTTCTCCTAATGGTGCTAGTGAGTTGTATTACGACAACACTAAGCGTTTAGAAACCTTAACCGATGGCGCGCAGTGCAAAGGTGTGATGCACGTTCAATCTGAAGATGGTAATGTAATCCAAACTACACAAGCATTTTATCATGTAGTTGGTACAAATAGTTCTGTTACTATTACTTTAACTGGTTTGATTGGTTCTGGTAGATTTGTAGCTGGAGGATATGCTAACGCAGGGCAAGGAGCTTTAGGTTATTATGCCATATTTGGTGGTGCTATGTTTGCAACACAACATTATCAAGTTAACGAATTAATAAACTCTGGTATGCAGAATATCTCAGTATCAACTACTAAAAATAATACAAGCTTTGTGATAACTGTCAGTAATGGTTCTTCTAGTTCTACTTTGCCAATGTCAGGCTTTCTTGAATCTACTGGCTCACAAATGGCTGTCGCATTCTCTTAAATATTGCTTTATTTATTTATTGCAACTAAACTGTAATAACAAACATTTTTTATTATGACTGCAGAAGAGCTAATTCAAGAAACAAAACAATCTATTGAATTTAATACAAAAAAAGTTGAGATATTAGATAAAGATATTGAAAAAATAAAATCTGAAGCTACAAAAAAAATAGAAAAATTACAATATGATAGAAATATGATTGTAGGACAGATTGTAAAAGATCAGGGTGGTGTTGAAAAATTAGAAAAACTAATTAATTCTGATAATAAAGTAGAATCTAAATAAATATTGAATATCAAAAAACTTATATATATTGAGGAAAATTTTTTAACTCCTGATGAGTGTAGAATATTTATAGATCATGTTAATAGCAACAAGAAAGAAGAAAAAGAAAATTTCTTTAGACAAGTAGTTGATAAGGTTACTGCTGTATGCAAATCTTTTGATGATCGTGCTAATTTAGATTATGCTGGAATAGCTAGATGGCCAGTAGGAACATTTAAAGAACCTCATTATGATGATTCTGCTAGAGATCATATTTTTGATATTTTTGCAGCACTAATATATTTAAATGATGATTTTAATGGCGGTCATACTGGATTTGAAAATTTTGAAATAGTCCCAAAAACAGGTCAGTTATGTATTTTTTCTAATTCACAATATATGCATCATGTTACCAAAGTAGAAAATGCTGAAAGATTTGTTCTTTCTTTTTGGTATAACAATGATTTAAAACCTAGATTTGTTAAAAAATTAAAAAATCAATCTATTAATTATGATGGAGCGACATTGACGTTTATTTGATACTTACATTGATTAATGCTAGTAATAGAGTAGAATTTAATAAAAGTTTTTTTAAAAAGTCATGGCAATTACAAAAACATGGGAAATAAATACAATGGAACGTGAGGTTGCAGATGGTTATGTTACCAAAGTAATTTATAGAGTAAAAGGTATTTCTGATTCTGAAGAAAAAGCAAGAGAAACAGGGGAAGTAAATTTTCCTACAGGAGATTTAAAGCCTGATCCGTTGCCTTCTGGTTTTGTGGATTTTGCAAAACTAGATGCTGCTACTGTTTTAGGTTGGGTTAAAACTGCACTTGGAGATGAAGTTGCTACTATCGAATCAAGACTTGAAGCAAAAGTAAATGAAGTTCTAACACCAACTACTGCTGCTGGTGTACCTTGGTCGTAATAATAGAAAGACCAACATAAAGTGGTGCTAATGCACAGATTCCGCAGAAAGTTATAATAGTGACAGGCACTAGAGCCTTCAAAAAAGCATCTTTAATCATGTTTCAAAAAATAGCAAACGCTTTGAGTATCGTTTCTTTTATAATGGTAGCTTCAATGAGTGGTACAGCCTATTTCGGTTACAGGTATGTAACATCAGAACAGTTCAAAACTAGGGTTATGAATGAAATATTAGGCAACGTGCAGGGACTTATGCCAAAAGTTCTTGAAAACACAATACCAAAAACAACAGCACCATTTCCATTGCCAAAAAATTAGATGGAAGTTCCTGAGATAGTCATACCACAAATCAAGACAATCCAACTACCAACAATACCAACGATAGAAGGCAATCCATACCAAGTACTTAATGTACCTCTGCCAAATATAAATTTACCGGGGTGCGTCAAAACACATAGAGATAGTTCAGTAAAAAATACAGCGATAATAGAAGATGACCCCGGCGGCGCTTACTTTAGCTGTCCAACCGGGGAGTTGCCATCTTATACGCCGATAGATTACAACCCTCGAGAACTTACAATATCAGAAGAAAAAAGGGAAGAAAAACAAAATTTAGACACACCAAAACCCACAGAGCAACAACAGCCAGAGATACCAAAAAAAGAAAAAGAAAAAATTGTAATACCAGATTGCCCCGGCCCTAAAGATCAAAGAATTAAAGATTTTCGCAACGAATCTAGGCTAGAACGAGTTATTGGCCATAAAAGGGGCGATGATGGGATTGAATGCATAACTTTGTATGAACAAGTCCCTTTCAAAGATCAATTCATTCCGGAAATTTCTGTTATTGTATCTACTGCTGTTATTGGCTTGGTCGCTGCCAGTAGTCCATTATTACTTAACATCGTGAAGCCTCTGGTTAAAAATTTGGTAAAAAAATTGACGAAGAAAAAAAATGATGTAAAATAATTTTTAGTAAAAGGATTTGACTCCTTGAGAGGTTCTAGGCTCTCTCTTAATGCTCACAGCTAACACTCAATAGGCAAGGCCGTTCTTATTTGAAATACCACCTTTTACTAACTAAACAAAGGAAGTTGTAAGTATAGTCTTTGACCTCTGCCGTTACATAGAGCCTTTGTTTTATAAGTATTGGAAGTTCTAACCACAGCTAACACTCCCTAGTTAGAAAGAGCCAGTACTTATTTTTTTGTCTTGATTTCGTGAGTGTGTGGT